TTGAATATATACGATCAATTATGGAGGAAGAAATCTAATGTGTGTATTTGGAGGGGGAAACCCTGCACCACCACCACCAGCTCCGCTACCACCAGCACCTACACCACCACCAGCACCTCCAGCTCCATTACCTACACCTGAACCAGTTCAGCAGGAAGTAAATCCACAGGTAAGAAGAGCTAAGAGTAAGAAAGCTAAAGGTGAGTATGCAAAAGGTAGTTCACAACTAAGAGTACCTTTAAAACCAAGCGTTAATACTGGACAGCAAGGTCCAGCTGGGGGACTTAATAAATGAAGACAGCACGTGAGAGATACAATCATCTATCAAATGACAGGAGACAGTTCCTAGACAAAGCGATTGATTGTTCAGAACTCACGTTGCCATACCTTATACAAGACGATACATCGTCTAGACCAAACCACGAATCCTTAAGAGTACCTTGGCAATCAGTAGGAGCTAAGTGTGTAGTGACTCTTGCAGCAAAATTAATGCTTGCAATTCTGCCACCACAGACTAGCTTCTTCAAGCTACAGGTTAAGGAAGATAAGCTAGGAGAAATATCTAACGACCCAAAGATAAAAGGAGAACTTGATTTGTCTTTCTCAAAGATTGAGAAGATGATCATGGATTACATTGCTGCTTCAAATGATCGAGTGACTATACATCAGGCACTCAAGCATTTAATAGTAGGAGGTAATGCTCTTTTATTTATGGGCAAAGATGGCTTAAAGTCTTTCCCACTCTCAAGGTATGTCGTTAACCGTGATGGTAATGGTAACGTTTTAGAGATAGTCACTAAAGAATTAATAAGTAGAAAGGTATTAGAGTTTGAGGTACCTGAACCACAACCTAACCTCGTGCAAGATGAGAGTCAGCATAAGGAGAAGGATGACATTGAAGTTTATACACATGTCAAACTAAAAGATGGTAGATGGGAATGGTATCAAGAAGCTTTCGGAAAGATCTTACCTAAGAGTCGTAGTACTGCACCAAAGAATGCAAGTCCTTGGCTGGTATTGAGATTCAATACAGTTGATGGAGAAGACTACGGAAGAGGTAGGGTTGAAGAGTTCCTTGGAGACCTGAAAACATTAGAAGGATTATCTCAAGCCCTCGTTGAGGGAAGCGCAGCAGCAGCAAAAGTTATATTTCTTGTCTCTCCTTCCAGTACAACTAAACCACAGACCATAGCCAAGGCGGGTTCTGGAGCTATCGTACAAGGAAGAGCAGAAGACGTACAGGTAGTTCAGGTTGGTAAGACAGCAGACTTCGCAACAGCTGCGAACATGGTACAGACAGTAGAGAAAAGATTACTTGAAGCTTTCCTTGTAATGAATATAAGAAATGCTGAAAGAGTAACCGCTGAAGAAGTCAGACTTACACAGTTAGAACTAGAGCAACAGCTCGGCGGTATCTTCAGTTTATTAACTGTAGAATTTTTACTACCTTATCTGAACAGAACCTTACTGGTACTACAGAGAAGTAATGAGATACCAAAGCTACCAAAAGATATAGTTAAACCTACTATCGTTGCTGGTATTAATGCTTTAGGTAGAGGTCAGGATAGAGAATCCTTGACTCAGTTTATTGGAACTATTGCTCAGACATTAGGTCCAGAAGCTTTGATGAAATATGTAGAACCACTCGAAGCAATTAAAAGATTAGCAGCAGCTCAAGGTATAGATGTATTGAATCTAATCAAGACTCAACAGCAACTAGATCAAGAGATGCAGCAACAACAACAGATGGCACAACAGCAATCTCTACTAGATCAAGCTGGACAATTAGCTGGTACTCCGTTGATGGACCCAACTAAGAATCCACAGATTATGGAAGAGGGAGAGATGCCACCTGAAGAAGTACCACCTACAGAATAATAATGTCAGAAACATTAACTATGGAAAACTCACCAGAGAGTGAGGTCCTGACTCCAGAAGAGCAGGACTCTCTCAAGGTGGGAGAAGAGATGCAAGAAGCTGAAAATAATCTTCTTGCTGGTAAGTATAAAGATGCTAAAGATCTAGAGAGTGCTTACCTAGAACTACAAAAGAAATTAGGAACACAAGAAGATGGGCTACAAGAAGATCAAGAAACCACCGAAGAAGTAAAGGAAGAATCTAATCCTCACATGGATTTAATCTCATCAGCATCAGAAGAGTTCTATGCTAGTGAAGATCAGTCCTTATCTGAAGAGACTATAGAAAAGTTTTCTTCTATGAGTAGTAAGGAATTAGTTTCAGCATATCTACAGTCACTTAAGAACGCTCCTGCTCCAGAAGCAGCGGAGGTAGACATGAGTGATAGTGATATTGCAGAGGTACAAAACTCTCTAGGTGGAGAGAAAGGATATAACGATGTAGTTTCATGGGCAGGGGAGAACCTACCTAAAGAACAGACTGATGCTTTCGATCAGCTCATTAGTACTGGTAATAAAGAAGCAATCAAGCTGGCAGCTGCTGGTTTGAAAGCACAATTTGATAATGCTAATGGCTACGAAGGTAGAACATTAACAGGTAAACCAGCAAAGACCAGTGGAGATACATTCCGTAGTCAAGCTGAGTTAGTAGCTGCAATGGCAGACCCTCGTTATGACAATGACCCAGCTTACCGGGACGATATCATTCGCAAACTGGACAGATCAAATGTCAACTTCTAAAAACAAGAAAGAAAAAACTCTTTGGCAAGACATGCTAAAGATTAAATCTACTCTTAAAGAGCAGAAAAAAAAGAAAGATAAATTAATAAAAAGTTTAAAATGAGACTCTGTATATTGGGCGGAGGTTTAGCAGGGTTTAGTACCGCTGCTATCCTCAGCAAATATAATAGTGATCTACAGATAAAGCTTATACATAATCCATCCAAGCAAGCACTTGCTGTAGGCGAGAGTACTCAATTACCAATACAAAATCTCTTTCAATTTCTTGACATAAAAGAGAGTGAATGGATGAAAGAATGCGATGCGACTTATAAACTTGGAGTTAGATTTCAGGACTTTAACTTTGGTACTCATTACTTTAACCCTTTCGGGAAATCTCATGTAGATACTAATGAGTGGTTCATAGCTAAGGACTTATGTAATCTTACTCCAGATCAATCAGCATTCTTTTTCAATCCAGACCAAGCAGCACTGCTTCACTACAACAAGATAAGAGATAATGTTACTCACTCGTATCATTTTAATGCTACTAAGTTAAGCAACTACCTTGAAAACTTCGCCAGAAAAAATGGTGTAGAGATAGTAAAAGATAACTATAGAGATTCTATTCAAGATGAACGAGGAACTATAAGAGCATTACTCTGCGATGAGGGAACTCACTTCGCTGATTATTTTGTTGATTGTACAGGTTTCAAAGCGTTACTAATAGGTAATGCTATGGGAGCTGAATGGATTTCTTACGATAAAACATTGCTAAATGATACTGTCTTTAAAGCAGAGATACCTTACAAAGATAAGGATACTGAATTAAAGAACTACACAGACTCAGTAGCATTAAAGAATGGCTGGTGTTTTGACATACCACTATGGTCCCACAGGTCTGTAGGTTATGTTCACTCCAGTAACTTTGATACAAGTAAGGTTATACAGGATGAGTTATTCAAATTGTATGGTGAGCTTGACTATCAAGAGATCAGATTTAAAACCGGTAGACATAAAGAAGGATGGATTAATAACGTGATCGCGGTAGGGGCATCATATGGTTTTACTGAACCCCTAGAAGCCACTAATATTTCAGCTACTTTAAACAGTATTTTTGCATTAGCCGAAGCACTATCTAAAAGAAACTTGAGAGTAACTCAGGTAGACAGGGATATGTACAACGTGAGAAATGCAGAAACATTGGACAAGTTTAGGTTCTTTGTTGAACAGCATTACGTACTCTCACTTCGAGATGATAGTAATTACTGGAGACATATAGCTGACAATATTAATTGGGACTACCAGACCGCATCCGATTTTAACTATCAAAACTTTTTGAAGGAAGTATATGAGAAGAGGAGATATGGTCACGAAGATGTATCAGCTCTCGCTGTAGCAGCTGGTCAAGACTACTCCTGTTTATCTAAAGATAAGATTACAAACTTTGAATTTAAAATAGATAACTTTTACAGGGACGTGAACACTTTTATTGATCACGCTTCTAAACAATTAACTTCCTATCAATATTTAAACCAACATATTTACGATGAAAACTAGAGACTTAGATAATCTCCTTTATAACGAATACCCTTACGAACCTCCTATAGAGGTCTTACCAAAACAAAAACTAATGACACCAGAAGCAGAAAGATTTAATGGTTGGGCAGCAATGCTTGGCTTCGTAGCAGCCGTTGGCGCATACGTAACAACTGGACAAATTATTCCCGGTTTATTTTAAATGGCAGCAATCTCAGTAACAAGAGAGAGCACAAGTAACTGGCAGAAGTTTTGCAATTGGGTCACAAGTACAGAGAACCGCATTTATGTAGGTTGGTTCGGAGTACTTATGATTCCTTGCTTACTAGCTGCAACAACATGCTTTATACTCGCCTTCATCGCAGCACCGCCTGTAGATATAGATGGCATACGTGAGCCCGTTGCTGGCTCGTTTTTATACGGCAACAATATTATTTCAGGAGCAGTAGTCCCTAGCTCCAATGCAATTGGACTGCACTTTTACCCGATATGGGAAGCCGGCACTTTGGACGAGTGGCTATACAATGGCGGACCTTATCAACTCATTATCTTCCACTTCTTAATAGGAGTAGCAGCGTATGCAGGAAGACAATGGGAACTTTCATACAGACTAGGAATGAGACCATGGATATTTGTAGCATATACAGCACCACTATCAGCAGCTTTGGCTGTGTTTCTCGTGTACCCATTTGGGCAAGGGAGTTTTAGTGATGGTATGCCTCTTGGTATCTCTGGTACTTTTAACTTTATGTTCGTATTCCAAGCAGAACATAATATACTCATGCACCCATTCCATATGGCTGGTGTTGCTGGGGTATTCGGTGGATCTCTTTTCTCTGCTATGCACGGAAGTTTGGTTACTTCCTCACTTATTAAAGAAACGACAGAGGAGGTCTCACAGAACTATGGCTATAAGTTTGGGCAAGATGAAGAGACATATAATATTGTCGCTGCACACGGGTACTTTGGGAGACTAATTTTTCAATATGCGAGTTTCAATAATAGCCGTGCTTTACATTTCTTTCTTGCTACTTGGCCGGTTGTTGGCATATGGCTAACCTCTATGGGCATTTGCACCATGGCGTTTAACCTTAATGGCTTTAACTTTAACCAGTCAATAGTAGATAGTAATGGAAAAATTATTCCTACTTGGGCTGATGTTGTTAACAGACAGAACTTAGGTATGGAAGTAATGCACGAGCGTAATGCTCACAACTTCCCACTTGACTTAGCTTCAACTGAGTCCACTGAAGTTGCATTAACTGCACCACAAATTGGTTAATAAATTTTTAATCTACTTAACCTTAATTACAAACTGCTTTATCATTTCCGGTGTCGTCAGGCACTGGAATGGTATTGCACCACCTACAACTAATGAATGTTCTATATTGTATAGATGATTTCATCTCACCTTCAGAGTGTGATGAGTTATCTAAATTTATTTTAGA